ATGCCGTTAATGAAACTTTGAATAGTTCTAATGTCATTAACCCTAATATTAGTTCTAATGTTATTAACGAATATTTAAATCGTTCCAATGCCGTTAATGAAACTTTGAATAGTTCTAATGTCATTAACCCTAATATTAGTTCTAATGTTATTAACGAATATTTAAATCGTTCCAATGCCGTTAATGAAACTTTGAATAGTTCTAATGTCATTAAACCTAATATTAGTTCTGTTAATGAAACATTAAATAGTTCTAATGTCATTAAACCTAACATTAGTTCTGTTAATGAAACATTAAATAGTTCTAGTACCGTTAATGAAACATTAAATAGTTCTAATATTATTAAACCTAATATTAGTTCTAATGTCATTAATCAAATTTCAAATAGTTCTAGTAGCGTTAACGAATCTTTAAATAGTTCTAATGTCATTAATAAAATTTCAAATAGTTCTAGTGTGGTTAACGAAGCTTTGAATAGCTCCAATATTATTCAATCGAATATTAGTTCTGTTAATGAAACTTTGAATGGTTTTAATTCTGCAAATAAAGTAGACCATATTAGCAATATAAACAATAATACTTTAAATAATCATAATAAAACTATTAATTTAGATAATATAAAAATTGAAAAAAATAAATCAGTTAATAATACAAATAATATAATATCTTCAACAGTTAATAATACAAATTCAAATTATACATCTACTGATAATATTTTAATTGATAAAAATGAAAATAAATCAAACTTAAATTTTAATTCATTAGATACGGTTAATTCTTTCTATTCTGATAATTTGCAATCTATTGAAAATAAATTAATAGAGCCTCTTATTAAAGTAAATGAAAAAACATTATCCAATAATGATTATACTTTTTTTGGAGCAGAAAGTTATTATAAATTTGATATAAACAATAGCAAAACTAAAATATCAAAAAGAGATGTTTATACTAATTTGGTAAATAGAATAGGAGCAGAAAGAGCAATAAAAAATAAAGAAAAAATATTACTAATTCCTGCATTTCAAAACACTGGATTAATTGATAGCCCATCTTTAGTAATGGCTGGTGAAAAAACTTCAGAAACTATATTAAAAACAAAAGATGTGACGAATTTGGTAGATTTAGTTAAAGAAGATATGTTGGATATCAAAAGAATAGTTCCGACTGATCCTAAAAAATTAGGAGACGAAGTTAAAAGTGTTGTAAAAAGTGTCAATATTAAAAAAACAGATGACGATGCAATGAATAGAACAAATCAAATAATTAATAATAACCAATCATTCATGGAAAATCTCATACCAAATCAACAACCAGAACCAAACAAAAAAAATGAAGATCCACAAAATAAAAATAATTCAGATAATCAAGTAAAAAAGAAATATGATTCAACTAGTATAATTCCAACATTAACTTCTTCTGGTAATTTTTTAATGGCAGATAAGATGTTAGAAAAATTTAAAACACATAGTAGCATTAAACTATTCGATATGGATAGTAAAAAACCACCAATATGGAGAACAGAATATATGTAATGAAAAAGACCCGCGTAAGCGGGTCTTTTCCTTATTCATCGGCAAGTTTTTTGAAATATTCTAGTGCATCTGTCTCTTCATCAATTTCTTCTTCTACTTGAGGTTTAGATTTAAGTGATGATGGTTTCTCAACAAATTCTTCATCATCAATCTGATCCGCAGTTCGTGAAGAAGGAGCTTTACCCCTTACATCGCCCTTTAGAACATCTTGTAGTTTCTTTTTTAGTTCATCATAAGATTTAAAATTTGAAGCATCAACAAATGGTTTAAGTGGATACTGTGATTTCCAAATTTTTTCTAGTTTTTCATCATTTGAATCCATCAAAGGAGTTGGTGAATCAAATTCAGATTTATCATAATTTACATAACCACCAACTTGTCTAATCTTTAATTTAAAATTAGCTCCACTCCAGAAATTAAATGGATCAATTGGTTCTTCATCTTTAAATTCTGGTTGCATTGCCTCTTGGATTTTTTCAAAAATTTTAGAACCATATTTGAACAAGAAAACTTTACCTTCATTTTGTGGATTTGCTGGATCGCTAATCACTAAAATATTTGAAATGTAATTTACTTTACGCTTACGCACTCGGGCCAAATCCTTATCGGAATCTGTACCACTATTCCACAACATACTGTTCATTTCAGAAACTGGATCTTTTTGTTGCAGAGTTGTTAAGGAGTTTTCAATATACCATCCACCAGGACCTTGAAAGGCATGAGTGTATAGTTTTACCCAAGGAATATCTTCACCATCAACCGGCATCAGAAATCGGATTATTGCAAAACCATTCTTGGACTTATCCAATTCAGGTCGCCAAAACCGATCATCTTTATAATCCTTTTTATTAGAATCCTCTTCTAACCTCTTTACTAGTTGATCAATACTAGTTTTTGACTTTTTCTTAAGATCATTAAAACCCATAAATTTCCTTTCCCGAAGAACTACTTCGGTCTAAAATACAGATGGGAACTACCCATCACAAGTAACATTATAGTATTTTTTTTAATTTAGTCAAGAAAATGGTAATTTATTTTTTGATTTAGGTAATAAATTTAACTCTTGACCTTCTTCTTCTATTTTCTCAATTAGGGGTTGAGATAGTAATTTATTTGCCAATGTTAAATCATATGAATGTTCTTCAAATGTATTAATAACTGCATCTATATATGATGTATTATTTTTTAATTTGTAATTTTCAACTCTACGGGAAAATTCTTCTTTACTTATATCGGTTATCATATTAACATTTTACCAAGTAATATTTATTTGTAAATACATAGTATATATATTTCAGAGGAATACTATTAATGGCTGACACTACTAGCAATATAACAATTACGACATACGACGATACTGCCAGCATGGCTACCGATTATGGTACTAGCGGTACTGGTTTCACTGCATCTCACATTCAAATTGCAAAACTGGCATTTGGAGATAATAGCACAACAACCAGAGTATCGACAGCAGACCCATTACCTATATCAATTTATGGAATAACTGGAACAACCGTTCCTGTATCTGGAACCATTGGTGGTACTGGTAATTTTAGAGTAATTCATGCAACTGGTGGCTATTTTAGCATAGCTGGTACTACTTTATCAACACAACCAGTTGGTATAAGTGGAACAATTCAAGGTATTACTAATGGAATATTAGTAGGTGTTACTGGATCACTTAATGTTATTAATAATATAGGTGTTTTTGGTATATCTGGAGCAACAGCAATTGGTATTACTGGTGGTAGACGATTAAATTACTCCACAGACACTGTAACCATATATGGAAATGTTGGTATATCCGGTGGTATAGGTTTAATTGCTGCTGATGACAGTGTTCGCGTATATGGTGCAGATTTAGGAGATAAAGTTCTAACCCGTATCTACGCTTCAGATGGTACAACGATAGGGTATTCGGGGGATGCTCTTAAAGTCGCTATAACAAATTCTGGTGTCACCTTCACGGTATCAGTAGCAGCAAGTGTTGGTGTGACAAATGCTGGTCCGGCCGGACTTATGGTTCGCGGAACAGGTAATACCGCAGATCATCCAGTCCTAATTGAAGGTACTTTAGCTGGTGGTGCAGTTGAAGTTGCTGCATATACAAATCTTCCGGTATCGGTGAATAACACAGTTACTATAGATGATACAGATTTAATAGATTCTCTTGAATCAACATCTAAACCCTTAATAACAAATTTATCCTCTATTAGAACAAATACTAATTATATCTCAACAATTAATGAGAAATTAAACGCCGGAACTCTTCAATCAAAAATTACAGAAATAGCAAGACCAACTTTGGTTATAGGTGGTCGCAAAGATCTAACTACAAATGCGGCACAATTAACAACAACCACTCAGATAGTTAAAGTTGGTATTCATCTTAAATCCCCATCTACAAATACAGATGTAATTTACATAGGTGGAAGAAATTTGTTAACAGGGCCAAATGACGGATATCCCCTTGATCCGGGCGAATCATTATTCATAGAATGTGATGCTTTGGGTAAAATTTTTGCTAGATCTAATTCAGGAACCCAGGTCTTAAATTACATAGCATCGTGATAAAATGAGCGCAAATTATTTTAAACCAAAAACAAATAAACCAAAAACTGGCAAGAATTTAGTTCTTGCCAGAGCTGGTTTATTTTATGGTTTACAATATTTTCCTATAAAAGAAGAAAAAAATAGTATTAATCGTGGTATAACATCTACGCCAAATTTTTTGTTTTATAACAATAATACTAAGGTTATAATAGATTTTTCTGATTTTAAAAACACCAATACTAAAGAAGAAATAGAATCATTTTGGAAATTAATTCAAAATGGTATGTCATTCACTGTATTGAATGGTAAATTATTTAATAATTCAACTTCATCGGAATATGATGTATCTGGTACATATGTGTTTAGAAAATTAGAAAATTTAGCAATACATGCGGATGTAACAACTAGTGAAAATTTATCTACAAAAATAAATTTATACTCAAAAACAGAATTTGAGACAACACCAAGTTTTGAATTTTCTTACATAATAAACCCAACCATTACCGAGAAAAAAACAAAAATAGTAAATTTATTTGGATCTAATAGTAAAAATTCTTTTACATTTTTTGGAGCAAATATTGGAGATTATTTACAATTACAAAATTTTAATGTTCGGTACAAAATAATAGATAAATTTATAGATAGTGAAGGTAAAGAAATTATAACGATTGATGGATTATTACCAGAAGAAGACCGATTAACGATAAAAACATATGTTGCTTTATATATTGAAAAGTTAAATATTAAAGAAATATCAATTAATCCCTCGGATGAAAATGTAGGATCATGTAGCATGGTTAAAAATGGATTGATATTATCTTGCTATAATAATCAAACAAAATCACAATGCGATTGCAGATCATCTGATAATGAAGAGAATATTTTTACCTTAAATGCTGAATGCTCGACTCCACAGGAGCAAACAACCGAACTAAATTCAACAGACTTATTAACAAATATAGCTGAAAATTTAGTAAATATAATTGATAGAAAGCAAACTACATTTAGTACAAATGGAAATATTGGAAGTGTCAATCCATTTCTTAATCCAATAATAAACAGCTCAATTAGAACTTAATTATTAGTTCTAGTTTAGATAATAATTTAATTATTTTTAAATCATTTTCATCACATAAAAAAATAAGAGTTACGGTATCACTTTGAACACCGTAACTCTTAATTTTGTAATCTAAACTTTCTAAAAGTCTTTTAGGTTTTCCTTTTAGTTTTTTAAAGTCATAGATTATTTTTACTTCTTTCATTTATGCTTCTTAAATGTATCTAGCCTATTTTCAAGTTTTTCAATACTTTCAGAATGACGATCTATTGTACGCCATAGAGAATCAGTTTGATCTCTATAATCACGAGTCATATTTTCTAGCTCTTGCGAACGATTAATATTTTCCAAATGCACATCACTTGGAGATTTAATATTGGCATAAACAAAGAAAAGAGCAACAGAATTAAAAATGATTGCACCAAGAGCAATATATGCACAATAGTCTGGATCTGCTTTTGCAAAATTGCTAAAAACAGCAAGAGAAGAAAGTACCAATGAACTAAACACAAAAGTTGATGCGTATGTATAATTTTTATCCATTTTTTTCACCTTTAAATTATTTGAATAGATTTGTTTTTTTGCAATTCTATTAAGAATATACAGACCGTTTCTTTTATTTAATATTTTATAGTGGGTCATAACATCCTCGGCAAGATTCGAACTTGCGACCACGCGCTTAGAAGGCGCGTGCTCTATCCAACTGAGCTACGAGGACATAACTGTATTATAACAGAATATACCCACTAGTCAAGACATTAAAGAGACAATTTTAAATTTCCAGCACCCGTTATTGGTTCTACCGTCTTTTTGCCTGGAATTAAAAGACCATTTACAATAACAGAAACAAAATGATCTTCTAGATCTTTTTGTGCTGTTGCGGTAAATACAACATCTTTAGTTTTGATAAAAATACCATCTTTGATATCAGCATATGGAAGCCACTTTGCAAACATCAATTTTCCTTCTGGTGTTGGAAGGAGAATGGCTGGTTCTGTAATTTTAATTCCGCCTTCAACTTCTTCAACATAGGCAATAATCTCTTCACTACTAATCAAACGAACAATCTTCACTGTATTCATTACGACTCCTTTGTTATCATATTATACTTATATTTATAAGAAAGTCAATTGTCTTTCTGTTTCTTTATAAATTCTACAAAAATATCTGCAAGTTCCTCTACACCCTTTAATCCCATATATCCCATTATAAAGGCAACTGCATACTTACTATTTTCTTGTATTGTGGGTGGAGCAAAATTAAGTATAAGCGGTGTTAAGTAATTTGCACTTAATGCTCCAGCTACAATACAAGCTATTGCTTTTTTCCAACTCTTTTTTCTATTTCTTATACTAAGCAATAATGCTCCAAAAAAGCCAGAAACTAAAAAACCTAGATCTAATCCATATCTGAGCAGAGATGTGTGGAAATCTTCATTATTTTGCATATATAATCCTATTTTTAAACAGACTGAGAGATAATATATCAAAATAAAAAAACTCATAATCGCTATACTTTGTATATGTATATAAAAAAACCACTAGGAATAGTCCTAGTGGTTTAATGGAGGCGGGGGGAATTGAACCCCCGTGTAGAAAAAGGCATATATAAGCATCTACATGGTTAGTCTTTGCAATATGCTTGTAAGACCCCCAAAGACTAGGTTCTTACAAGATTTGACCATATCTTTTCAGTTTTCGCCGTATCGGTCATTTGCGAACCTATCCGTTTATGAGAAGTCAGGATTTAACGGAGTATTCCTGTACCTTTATGACGGTCCTAGCCGTTACACGAATGCGTAATTAACCGACTAAGTGAATGCTGTTTCTCAAGCAGCGAGAGCCAAAGTGTTGTTGGCAGTTAAATTTTGACTGCATTTTTAACGAGTGAGCAACCTTCCTCGCCATGCTTCTTATACTCAACCAGTCCTATCGACGCCCTGTTTCGCCCCCTTTATTTTGAATTTCTTTCTATCTTTCCACCCATTGAATGTGTATCTGATGCTAATGCATTTTTACTTGGTGGTAAGAATGCAATTGGTTTTATTACTTTTTGTCCTGGCTTTGGTTTTGGTTTTACTGCAATACCGTTTGCAGATTTATCTAGTTCAACGCCAGTGTGATATCTACCATTTGGATGTTTAAAATGCCATTCACTATTACCGGAATGCCATGCTAGTAATCCATCTTTTTCATGTCCTTCAACAGAAACTTCTACAACTTTACCATCTCTTTTTGCTAAATCCGATATGTAAGGAATACCCCATTTAAAAGCTTTTCCTTCTGTTTCCTTTGCTTCTGCTGCTTTTTGACCTACTGCTTTTCTTCTAGCTTCTTTATCAGCAGCATCTTTCTCTTGTCTTACTTTTGCAGAAACAGCGCGAGTTCTTGCTTGTTGAGCAGGCTCATTTGCTTTATATTTCCATCCCTTGCTTTCTTCACTCTCAGCTATTTTTGATAATTGTTCAAGTAAAACTTTAAATCTCTTCATAAAATTCTCCGTATTATTTATACAGAAGAATTATTATGAGCCTTTACTTATCGTTCTCCTCTTCCTTTGGAATGTTGTAATAACTTCTATACGGTTCGTGGGGAATGTTGTTTCGCTTGAGAGTTTCCTCAAGGTGCAGGATGTGCCATGACATACGCAGCACGAACTCCCGTGTCTCTTCCTTTATCCACTTGTTCTTGATATGCCATGCCGCATCCAGTATGGCATCCTGAATACGGGGAGAACAGTTGCGCTGATCGTGGCGTTCGTAGATCATCTTGTCGATGATCTCAGGCTGACCAAAACCTCTATGAATCTTGTAGTATTCATCAAGATAAGGGTCGTTTGTCACATTGTCGTATTCGTTGATCACTTGTAATCCTTGTGGCAATCCCATCCACGATGCTTCGCATAATCCTTCGGATCAAAGTGTGGAAAATAATGATTCCACCTGACGGTTCCTTTCATTTGACACACTTCGCGCCTCGCTTCGTCGCGTTCCGCGCGAAGTCGTTCGATCTCGTCGGCGGCCTTGAGAAGATCGGTATTGACTATAAAGACAGGAGTTGTCGTATCTACCTGTGTATAGTAGCGCAACCGTGCCACAATATCATCGCTCATTCGTCATCCTCCATCAAGAAGTTTTTCTCGGTGAGTTTTTCGAATCGCTCGTCAAGAGCCTTCTGCATCTTCTTGCCTTCCTCTGATTCCTTCCACCTTTCGATAGCAGGATGACCACAGGAGCAGACCAAG